GAAAATAAAAATGTTGACTCTTTATGCCGGACCCAAGATGACTTGTCAGCGTGGCAAGTCTATTGACCTGCCGGAAAAAGAGGCACAGGCGCTTGTCGACGGTGGGTACGCTTTGCATGTTCTGGATAAACCCAGGGCTGTTGAGAAAAAGCCAGAATCGGCTGACCCCAATGCGGGCCGGGGAAACGATGAAAAACGCGCTGGTTTAATTCTCGACGCGGTGCAGATGATTCTTGAGGAAGTTGACGATTCCAAGCTGATTGCCTCGGGGGCTCCGAAAGTGGATGTCCTCGAGGATTTGCTGGGATTCGATATTACATCGGCGGAAAGAGACATCGCCTTCGACCAGGTCCGTTGATATGGGAGCAGGTAGTTTAAATCTCATTACTCCCCCTGTAAAGGAGCCTTTGACTCTATTGCAGACCAAGAATCACCTCAAGATTATGCCGGATGATGCTATTCCGGACGACGAGATTGAGTTGAATATCCTGGTGGCGCGGGAAAAAGTAGAGAATGAAATCAGTCGGGCGCTGATCACCCAGACATGGGAAGTGTGTTTTAACACCTTCCCATGGTCTTCAAATCGCGCGATTGCAATTGAACTGCCACCGCTTCAATCCGTCACGTCGATTAAATATATCGATACTGACGGGGTGCAGCAGACCTGGGATTCCAGTTTATACCAGGTGAATACCAAGTCAACGCCGGGTTGTATTCTGCCCGTCGATGGTGAAATTTACCCGGAAACCGATTTTGTGATCAATGCGGTTGTCATTGAGTTTGTGGCGGGGTATGGGGACGAGGCATCGGATGTCCCTGCACCCCTTCGCCACGCAATGAAATTGATTATCGGTGAACTTTATGTCCGGCGTGAAGAGGCTATTGTCGGCGCTGCCATCACAACGGTCCCGCTTTCAGCGAGCAACTTAATGTCTCCGTATCAGATCGTCTATTTCTAAAATTGAAAATGTAATGCAATCGTCAATTATTTCATTAAAAATAAATTCAATAGAGGAATCCGATTCTGATTTAGCAGAAACGGTATCCGAAATCTCCAAGGAATATATTTATAAATTTGCCTTTGGAGCTGGAGAGAATGAGGCGACCGATGTTTTTTCAGACACAATTACCCTTCCGCCCTCAGTCAACATTGACATCAATCTAAACGGGTTACTCACTAACGCCTTATGTGAAGACCTGATTTTTTCAACGATCAAAACTCTTATAGTACACGCGGCCAAAGAAAACACGAACAACATTTCTGTGGTTTCCAATGCTTTCGATGGTTGGGTTGCTCCATTCGTCGCGGTTGAGGACGGTATAACACTCCGGCCAGATGGGACCATGATGATCATAAATCCGGACGCGATTGGGATGGATGTCTTACCTGCCACACCAAACATTTTGACCATCACCAATCTTGGTGCGGGCACACCCGTCGATTTTGATTTTATTTTAATTGGGGTTAGGGCAACATAAAAGAGAACAACTCATAAGATGACAGCAAACACCCTGGAAGAAGCAATTTTTGAAAAGCTTTTAGCTGACGTGGATGTCACAGCTATTGTCGGGGAGGGCGCTGACGCTAGAATCTATCCAATGATTTTGCCTCAAAGTGTCCAGTTTCCTGCTGTTCATTTTAGCCGTATAAGTGCCGACCGCACATATTCAATGGACGGGAAAACCGGCCTGTCCGGAGCCCGGTTTCAATTTGAATCCTATTCAGAAAAAACTCCAGAAGAGGTGAAATCTCTTTCTGAGGCCATACGCCGGAGCCTGGAAGTTTTCCAGGGCACAGTCGGAAACGTGGTTATAAATGGGATATTTTTAGAGTTCGATAGCAGCTTGGACAACTTTGACGATAGAACGGATCTGTTTAGATACACTCAGGACTTTATCATCCACCACCAAGAAAATTAGGAGACACCATGTCAGAGGCAATTATAGGTTTAGGCACACAGATGCAAATCGGCGATGGCGCTATGTCCGAGAACTTCGTCACCATTGCAGAGGTCCTTTCGATCAGCGCACTTTCCCTGTCCACGGACGCTGTGGATGTCACAAATATGGACTCTGTTGACAAATTTATGGAATTTATCCCAGGGCTTCGTGACGGGGGTGAGGTATCTTTTGACCTCAATTATGACTTTGCAGAAGCCACCCATGGGGTTGGTGCAAATGGCGTTCTGGGGGATTTTAACAACGCTGAAACCATCAAGAGGGGCTTTAAAATTATATTCCCGACCGGGACCTCAACCACCTGGAGTTTTACAGGATTTATTACAGGGTTCACTCTGAATGATCCTACAGACGCGGCAATTACAGCAAGCATCACCATCAAGGTTACGAGCAAGCCCGTTTTCACATAAGCCATAAAGGGAAAATATGAGAGCTGGGGAAATGGACAGGGTTATCGTCATCGAGCAACTCCTGGTGGTTCGTGGTAGCCAGGGGGGTGAAGATAAAAAATGGATACGGTTTGCAAAGGTATGGGCGTCTGTCAGGGAGTTGGGCGGCAGTGACGCTTTTATTTCAGAACAAACGCATGCTTTTGTTCGAACTGTTTTTCGTATTCATTTCCGCCCTGGTATCAAGTCGGCAATGCGTATTAATTATGATGGCGATATTTACGATATGCAGGGCAAACCAAAAGAATTAGGTCGACGCGAAGGGCTGGAAATAACTGCAATTGCGAGGGTTGAATAATGGCAACAGGCTTGAAGCTTGAGGGGTTTAAGGAGTTTGATCGATTTTTAAAAATCCTGCCGGAGCAACCCTTGAGACGTGCAACCCGTGGGGCTATAAGATCATCAGCAAAGCCAATCACCAAGCAAATCAAGGCCAACCTTAAAGGACATAAACATACAGGTCGACTGCGACGCAGTGTAACGGTGCAAAACCTTAAGTTGAAGCTGTTGACAAAGGTGGCGGTCCTCATTGGATTTAAAAAGCCAGAAGGCAGTCATGCGGTGCTGGCTGAGTTCGGCACAGGGCCACGGTCCACGAAGGCCGGAAAATCCACAGGTCGCATGCCTGCATTGCGATTTTTTACCCGGGCCATTGATTCCAGAAAACGGGAGCAGATTATTATTCTCACCAGTGAACTGAAAAAACGATTTCAAAAAGAGGTCGTCAAATTGGCTCGAAAAACGAGGTTAAGAAGATGACAGATGTAAATTATTCCGGTTTTTCTTTTGGTTTTAGTGAGGATACTTCCCCAGCAGGCATTGCATTTAATGATGATGGCATGAAGATGTTTATGTCGGGGACTCAAAACGACACTATTTACGAGTACAATCTGACCACCGCATACAGCCTGCAATCCGGAGTGAGTTATTCCGGTTTTTCTTTTGTTATTAGCGAGGATACTGCCCCCGCTGCGGTCGTCTTTAATGATGATGGCTCAAAAATGTTTGTGTTGGGAGGTCAAAACGACACTGTTTATGAGTATGATCTGACAACGCCATACAGCCTGCAATCCGGAGTGAGTTATTCCGGTTTTTCTTTTGCTATTGGTACCCAGGATGATCAACCAGAAGCCCTGACCTTTAATGATGATGGCTCAAAGATGTTCATGGTGGGAATTGAAAATAGAACTATTTACGAGTACGATCTGACCACGCCATACAGCCTGCAATCCGGAGTGAGTTATTCCGGTTTTTCTTTTGTTGTTGCTGAGGACATTTCTCCGGAGGGGTTGGCATTTAGCGGTGATGGGAAAAAGATGATTGTGGTTGGCAATAGCAGTATCACCCTTTATGAGTACGATCTGACCACGCCATACAGCCTGCAATCCGGGGTGAGTTATACCGGGCGTCTTTTTATAGTATTCGGCCAAGCCACATCCCCAAAAGAAGCCATCTTTAATGATGATGGCTCAAAGATTTTTTTGCTTGGGTCCTCATCAGACACTGTTTACGAGTACAATCTGCCGGTGCCATACAGCCTTGCCTCAAGCCCGTCCAAGGCAATTATAGGCTTAGGAACACAGCTACAAATAGGCGATGGTCAACCGTCCGAGGCCTTCACTACCATTGCAGAGGTCCTTTCCGTTACAGCATTTTCTCTGTCCACGGACGCTGTGGATGTCACAAACATGGATTCTCCTGACAAATATAAGGAGTTTATCCCCGGGCTTCGTGACGGGGGAGAAATTTCCTTTGACATTAATTATATTTTTGATGAGGCCACACATCTGGTTGGGGATTCCGGGATTCTCAAGGATTTTAACGACACAGAAACCAAGAAGAGAAATTTTAAGATTATATTTCCAGATACGGCGGTGACCACCTGGGAATTTACGGGAATTATTACCGGATTCACAAACAATTCCCCAACGGACGCGGCAATTACCGCAAGCATCACCATAAAGGTTACGAGCAAACCAGTTTTTGTATAAATAATAAAGGAAAATATGAATTTACTTAAAGGGGAAGTGCCTTTAAAGGCGGGGGAAAAAGTTTACCGTTTAAAATTTACGACCAACGCCTTGTGTGAACTTGAAGACAGGATGGACACGCCGTTCAGCAAAATTATTATAGGAGCATTGAAAGGTGTCCCTAAATTGAATGACGCAAGGTGTCTGTTGTTTTGTGCCTGCATTGAGCATCATGGGTCTGAGGTTACTACTCTTGAAGAGGCCGGAAAAATTATGGACCTGGCCACATTCAAAGAGACGTGGGCTGCTGTGGCCAATGCCATGGCCGCGTCTTTGCCGGACAGCGATAAAGATTCAACGGAAAAAAAAACACACAGCAAGGCAAAATAGACTGGCCCACACTTCTTTATGATTCGGCTGTCATTGGTATAGATCCGGAAAGGTTCTGGTCCCTAACGCTCAAGGAAGTTGCAATACTGTTCAGAGCCCACGCAACCAACCGTGAACAGTCTTATAATCTGGCCCTTTATCAGAGTTGGCACACAGAGGCGTTTCGCAGGAGTGGTAAAAAATTTCCTAAACTGGAAAAACTTTTGAAACCAAAGAAGAAACCCCAAAATTCTGGGAACAAGTCTAAAAATAAGGCTCAATCTGTTGAGCATCAACTAAAGTTAGCGAAAATTATAACTTCGGCTTTTTAAAATGCCCCCCATTACAAAATTAAATACAGAGCTTGCCCTGGACTCTAAAAAGTTTAATAAGGGTATAGGGTCCGCCAGGAAGAAAATGAAAGGGTTTACCAGTTCCCTGGGGGGAATGAAGGCAGGCCTTTTGGGTGTCTTTGGTGCGGCTGCTGTGGGTTCCTTCGTCCGCAATACGTTACAGCAGGCGGATGCAATCGGCAAGTTTTCTGATCGTATAGGCATATCAACCACTGCATTGCAGGAGTGGCGTTTTGCCTTCGACAAGGCTGGATTATCTGCGGCGGAAGTCGATAAGGGTCTGCTGAACTTCGTCAAGAACCTGGGCGAAGCCCGGCAGGGGACCGGGACGCTGGTTACCTTTTTAAAAAAATACGACGAAAGCCTTTTAGAAGTATTGCAGTCTCACGATGACAACACCAGCGCCCTGGAATCACTTTTTGATGCTCTGGGAAAAACTGAGAATCAAGCTGACAAGGTCGCTCTGGCCAATGCCGCACTAGGCAGAAGTGGCAAGCAGATGGTCTCCGCATTTAAAGAGGGCACCACCTCTTTTGAGGCATGGATTGAAAGAGGCCGGGAAATGGGTGTCGTGATTGATGAGGATCTGATCAGGGGGGCTGAGCAGCTTAATGATGAGGTCAGCGCGGTTGCTCAGGCGATCTCTACAAAATTTAAAACTGCCTTCCTTGAATCCACGCCGGTCATCCTACAATTTGCCGAGGCACTTTCTGATGCCCTGATCCAGTTAAATGATTTTTTTAATCCCTCGCTTGAGGATCAATTTAAACGCCTGGTGGCGCAGGGCGAATTGATTGTCGAGGTTATTGATCGGCTTCAAGGGGGTGAGGTTATCCCCTTTGTGAATCTTGAAGAGCAGTTTAAGAAATTACAGCAAATCAATATTGAGCTGGAGTCAGTGAAGAAAAAACTTCGTCAAGAGGTCACGATTGGACTGGAAAAGGAGGTTGACCGTGCTTTGCCACCAGAAAAAGCACAAGAGGATTCTGGCATAAAGACGCTTTTTGAGACCATCGATTTGGTGGATATGCTCGATAAAAAACGCGACGCGGCCTTTGAGGCGGAATTCCAAAGGAAAATGGATCAGGCCCAGCTCGACGCAGAGCTATTAAAAAGACTTGCAGAAGGGAATGAGACAACCGGGCAACAGATAATAGAAATTTGGGAAGCTGTCGGACAGAACACAGAGGATGCAATCGTTGACGCCCTGACAGGGGCCTCATCTGCAATGGAAGCTTTCAAAGATGTTGCTCTGGCTGTCCTTGAGGACATTATGAGGGAGATAGTCCGCACCAGTTTCATTAAACCGGTATTCGGCGGGGAGGGTGGTTTTATTGGTGCGGCCACTAATTTCTTTGGAGGGTTCGCAAACGGGGGCTCTTTCACTGTCCCTGGCTCTGGTGGGACTGATACCTCACCTGTCAGTTTTCTTGCAACTCCGGGGGAGCGTGTTGACATAAGCACCCCTGGGCAGGCTTCTGTGGGGGATGGTGGGGGTGTCACTATTGTCCAGAATATTCAAACAGGTGTTGCTCAAACAGTTCGCGCTGAAATGATGCAACTTATTCCACAAATAATCGAACAGGCCAAAAGAGGTGTTTTCGATGCTGATCGCCGTGGTGGCCAGTTTAGCCGGGGTTAAATATGACTATTAGTTACCCACTTTCAACCCCCCCAAGCCCCGGGATTAAGAATGTCAGGTTTACACCGATGTCAGTGGTTTCTGTGAGCGAATCCCCTTTCACGCTGCAGAACCAGGTCCAGGGGTTTCCGGGGCAAAGGTGGCAGGTAGAGATAACATTGCCTTCCATGGTCAGAGCAGATGCTGAGCAATGGATAGCCTTTCTATTAAGTTTGAATGGAAAATTTGGCACCTTTCTTTTTGGTGACCCTGCCGGTAAACAACCCCGAGGTTCGGCGCTCGGGACTCCTGTTGTGGATGGTCCGGGACAAATAGGAAATTCACTTGAAACCACTGGCTGGGACATAAATGAAACCGGAGTTTTATTAAAGGGTGATTATATTGAGCTGGGGACCCTTCTGTTTACGCGACTTTATAAAGTTTTGAACGATGTGGACGCGGATGGCTCTGGTAATGCAGACATTGATATCTGGCCGAGTTTGCAGGTTTCCCCGCCTGCCAGTGACCCCCTGGTCTTATCACAGGCCACAGGATTATTCCGTTTATCATCCAATGAAATGCCTTACAACATTAATGATGCAGTGCACTATGGGATTGTAATCGCTGCGATGAGCGTGGTTTAAGAATATGACAGCAACTTATTCCGGTTTTTCTTTTGGTGTTGGTCAGGATTCAGACCCAACAGGCCTGACATTTAATGA